TTGGCAATATCATTAATAGTCTCACGACTAAATCCAGCTTGAATCCAAGACTAAGAAAATCAGTGTCACTCCCCCCAGGCGGATCGGCCTTGCAGTCCTTCATGGACATGCACTGCGCTATTAGCCAGGGACGAATGGAGTAGGACTGAAGATAGGGAATCGTCTACCAAGGTATTGACGGCTATATCTTAAATTTCTGAATCTTCAAGCAAAGCGAACTTGCATATACGGTAACCAATAACCTCATCACGAGGAGTTGCCCCAATTGAAGGGACGCCGTATACACAGCATGCAAGTTGTACGTTAGGAGAAAAGCGCGAGAGCGGAATAGGACGAGTCATGGGCTTGAGCCCGTAGATTTGTCTTTGGTCCGGATCCACACCAAGAGGTGTGGTGACACCACGCTTAACCACCCACGTTCGAGGGTGGTCATGGATAACGAGATCTCCAAGAGATCGGGGTCCACGAAGCCTACGTACACGAGACGGTATAAAATCAAGGCATAAAAGCCAAGATTCACGAAGCTCAAGAGTAAAGTGATTATCATTGCTGATAACTGCCAAAGCTCTGATGCTATTCGCCGTCGATATCCACTGACTCGGTTCACGAGGGATCTCCTTGAGGTTAAAAGGCCTGACGGCCTCCCCCAAAAAGAAGTCTCCTCCACATGACTCCCGGAAAGGCCCTGATAAGAATGTCTTTTTGACATTCGGTGTCAGGCCAAAGTACGGAAGTAATGAGACCAAGTCAGCTGCGAGCCCTGTTTTAATTATGATGTCGTCACCATAACAGGATAGCTCTTCACGTTTTATGAGATCAAAGCCGTCATCACCCCTCGCTGCAGCCAAACCGGCGGCAAGAGAAAGGAAAATGAGGGTCTCTAATTCGAACGTGAATCCATTCCCCATACTGGAGAACTTCTCGAGTCTCACCCACTTGTCTTCGACAAGTGTGTAAGGTGACCTAAGGTCGTAGAGAAGGTCGTGCCACGCCTCTGGAAGGAGGAGTTTGACAAGACTGGAGCAGATTGTATCACTTGCGTTTGATAAATCAATCGTAGAAAGAGAGCCGTCAAGGCTAGCCCGTTGGGCTAGTCGCTGATGTTTCAGCTGACAACTTTCGAGATTGATCCCGCTCATTTTGATGCGTCCCTTTAGAAACCGTCCAATGCCAAGCTGAAAAGCAAGGTTTAGGCTGGGTTCTATACAGATTCCACGATTTTTCGTGGAATCCTTTGGAACGGAATCAAAACGATTCCCCCTCGTCAGTAGGGGAGCGGATGCACTAGGTTGATCGGCCAGGGTAGCTTTACCCCAGGCGGTCTGAATCCAAAAAGATTCAGTCCACCAGGCCGAGTTGGTCCTAGTAGGTCGCGACGAAAATTTATGAGGGATTGTAATCCTCTTTCCTCGATCGCTGAACGTGGACCCCTTACCCAATTTAGGGATAAGATCCAAAGGTAAAGGACCTAAAACTTTCCTAACGAAGCCGCGAGCGGCGTCAACGATAGAAAATATCGTAGGCCCCTCAGGTTGATCACAATAGTCATTGAGAATGTCCGACAAACGGGCATTCGTCAATGCGCACTGCTTTTCGCATGCATAGAAGGTTTTTAAGGCCTCCGCATGTAGATCAACACCAGTGGGCAAACCGTCGATTTTCCGGAGAAAACCGTGAGCAATCGCATCCTTTCGGTATGCGGCTGCATCGGTATATGCATTTGGGTCCAGCTTGGCTTGAGCTATAGCTTTCCAATCGCCACATTCCAACGACGACAAAAGTCGAAGGGAATATGGTGTGTTCAGACTGCGGTAGAGTACCGCAGCCAATTCAGACACTTGGTGTATTGAATTATCCATGGGTATGAAGATAGTTAGGTAGGGGCGTAGCCCGTTGCCAACGTATCCAAGAACGAAGGATTGAACATAAGACTGCCGAAGAACGCAATAGCGTCTTCACGTGTGTTGGCACTGATCGAGTCAGGCATAACCACGTCTAAGGCGAACAGTACAGAGGAAGCTTTTCGCGTCAAGCCGTTGATATCAACGATGGGCTGAGGAACGGTCATAGTGACACGAACTTTGCGGGCATCGGAATTACCATTCTTCTTTGCGCTGATTTCCAGCCGGGGGTAAACACTGCGGTTGGCTCCTTCGCGGAGCTCAAACAGTGCTGGCGTATTGCCATTAGCCCCCGTTGCAACAGAGAAGGTTTTTCCTACGCCTTGAGAGTTAGAGAGCGCGATGTTTTGCGCGTTTGCCATATTATATGATCCTTCGGGTTGTGTTTTTGGAAAATGCCTGCGACAAAAGTGCAAGCTGTGTTAAAGAACGTGTTTTGCTTCCGACAACATTGGAAAGCGCGAGACTAGGGGCTGGAACAGCCACAATAGTACGCTGGAAAGATTCTAGATTGTAAGTTGCTGAACTACTTTTGAAAACGTCCCCTGGAAAGGGTAGTTTAAAGAGGTAATTCAATTCACAAATCTGCTTTGTTGTCTCCTGGGTATCCGTAATCTCTAAGCCAGCGAAGTCTGTTAGTGAGTCGATCATTTGACCAACATTAACAGCCCAATCGGCGACAAAGGAAAAAGGAAGAAGTTCCCAAGAAATGGAAGCCGGGTTGAGTAGCCCGAGTCTACTTGCATCGACGAGTTTTGGATTAGAAACTCGTACGTTAGCGCGATAACCTATCCGGACCGAACCATTATATTGAATAGTGGAATCAGTGCCAAATGGCGCAGAGTAATCGACTTTTCCAGAGCCGGTCACAGAGCGATAGTTATCCAAGGGTACAGTCAGGGCTTCTACAGCATTGAAGATGTCGTCCAATAAAGGTTTCCATCCGAAATGAAGTTCGAGCCACTGATCGGCAATAGACTGTTTAAAAGTCTTTCGCTTATTGTACATCAACCGCTTCTTGTTCATAACAAGTGCTTTGACGCCAACCATTTCTGGCGGAATCATAAGCGTGCGGCGAAGTCGTACAAAATTCCCTTGTTTGAGTGCCTTAAAAGCATCTCTCAACTGTTTTGATCGAGTGGTAATCATGAGGAGTGACTTTTGGGATTCCCCTAAGTCAGCGGCAATCATTGCAGCCGCCTCACCATGAACCTTCTCAACAAACCGTTTGTAAGCCTTGTTCTTCGCAAGCGCCAGGGTGGCGCCAGGAGGTTCAAAGAGTCCATTTGGAATGTTGTTCGCGTCCCACGGTGCAGGAATCCATGGCGATTCCCGTACGTAATTAGAACGGCCCAGCTTATATGCTGAGTATATCCCGATGCAAGGGCGCATGGAAGCAGGATGCGTCATACCTTCCCGTCGAACAACTAAGTCCGGCGTGTCGATATGAGCAAACACTTTCCATTTGCCAGGCCCCGAGGGGGCAACAGTTGGTGTGGCTTTTGTCA